GATACCTGGTCGGAGTCGACCTGGGACAGTCAAGTGATTACACTGCCATCAACATCACTGAGGAGACTGCGACCTATCACAAGTTCAAGAGCCTGATCACCAGGGAATACCGGGTGACATACCTGGAAAGATTCAGGGGCGTGCCTTATACGGTGATTGTGAAGCGCATCTCGCAGATGTTCGACAATCCTCTGCTGAAGGTGTACGGGAGCCTCCTGGTGGACAAGACGGGAGTCGGCCAGGCAGTGGTGGACATGATGCGCTCTGACGGCCTGCATCCTATCGGGATCACGATCACGGCCGGCCATCACGTCACGCAGACCCCTGACGGATTCAACGTGCCGAAGCGGGAGCTCATCACCGCTCACCTGATGCTGATGCAGGCAGGTCAGTGGAAGTGTTCATCCAAGCTCGACCATGCCGAGACCCTGATGCGGGAGTTGGAGAACTTCCAACTGAAGATCAGGCCGTCAGGTCAAGTTGCCTATGAAGCCTGGAGGGAAGACGAACACGACGATCTAGTGCTCAGCGTTGCCCTGCCGGCTTGGTATGGAACATACACGAAACAGTACCAGTCATCCCTAGGAACAGGGGAGCCCTGGAAAGAGGACGAGAAAAACAATGCATCCTGGAATCCATTAACTGGAGATTTCGAATAATGCCCGATGCGAAAAAGATACTAAACCTCACCGAAGACGATGGACTGACAGTACATCAGCGACTGAGATCTTGGTACCAGGCCTTGGAGAAGAAGCGACAGCCCTGGGTTACAGACTGGAAAGCGATCTCGGAGTTCATCAGCTACCGGCGAGAGTTTATGAACCTCAAGGACACGCAGGGGAAACGCATCGGTGAGAATGCCTTTGAGGGCTGGCCTACCATTGCCCTTAACTACCTAGTGAACGGGTTCCAGGGTCACCTGGTTTCCCCGACGATCAAGTGGTTCATCTTCGAGTTCGAAAATCGCAGGGTCAGAGAGCTCAAGGCCGCCAAGATCTGGCTGGAGGATCTGACCAGGTATTCCTACGAGGTCTTTGATAACACCGGCTTTTACGATGCCATCCATGAGAACGTGCGGGATTGTGCGTCCATCGGCACTTCAACTATGTATACCGCTGAGGATCTAGCGAAAAATCGTCCGCTGTTTCGGGTGATGCATCCCATTGAGATTGTGATCGGTGTTGACGAGAACGGTCATGTGGACACGGTCTTCAGGAAGTTCAAACTGTCGGCTAGATCCGCTGTCGACTGGTGGGGGATCGACAAACTGAGCGAGACTCTCCAGAATGCGGCACGTAACGTCTCGAGTATGAACGATGAGTTTGAGTTCCTGCACGCAGTGTTCCCCAATCACTACCGGGTGGGGCAACGGGGCGATTATTCAAGCAAACCGTATTATTCCATTTACATCGAGTTCGCCGGTTGTAATGCCGGGGAAGAGAAGGTTCTCCAGGAGGGTGGGTACGATGAACTGCCATATCATGTCTGGCGGTGGGAAAAGAACTCCACCGAATGGTATGGCCGCTCACCTGGTCACAACGCCTTGGTCGATCTGTACAAGATTAACCAGTTAGGCAAAGACCTTCTGGGTGCGGCGCATAAAGCAGTTGATCCTCCCGTTATGGCACCAGCCGGCCATCGGGGCCGCATTCGACTCCGGGCCGGAGGTGTCAACTACTACGAGAACTTGGCTAACGAAGAGATCAGGCCGATCCTTCAGGGTATTAATTATCCGGTGGGTCTTGACCGGGAGCAGGATGCACGCCGAGCTATTGATAAGCATTTCATGGTGGACTTCTTCATTCTTCTCGCCCAGTCGGAGCATAAACAGCGTACCGCCTATGAGATCAGCGAGATGCAGGGCGAGAAGGCTGTCATCCTGGGGCCGATACTGGGGAAGTTCGAGCAGGAGCTTATGAACCCGCTAATCGAGCGAGTGCTCAGTATAGAAGCTCGTGCCGGCCGGCTCCCCCCGATGCCGCCAATTCTTCATGACATGGGTGGGGTCAGGCTAAAGGTTGACTACATAGGGCCGCTGGCCCAGATTGTACAGCGTGTCTTCCGTACCAGGGGGCCGCTGTTCAGTGTAGCCAACCTCACACCGGTTTTCCAGCTTTACCCTCAGGGAGTGGACAAGATTGACTTCGACTTCCTGATCGAGGAGGTAGCTGAAGCCGGCGGGATGCCGCAACGTGCGATCCGAAGTGAAGAGGAGGTCGCCAAGCTCCGAGCGGCCAAGCAGAAGATCATGCAACAGGCTCAGCAACAGCAGATGCAACTGGAAGCCGCTAAAGCCGTGGATGTGAACAAATCCCCGGAGCCGGGATCGGTCATGGAACAGCTGATGGGTGGAGGTAGGCAGAAGTGATCTTCAGCGAGACCAAAGAGGTCGTAAAGTGGTTCACCAAGTTGTGTACCGCTTACGAAACCTTTGAGATCGCACTGCGTAAGATCTCGATTGAGTCTAATGATGAACGGGCAAGAAAGATCGCCCGTGACGCACTGGATATTCTGGTGGAGAAGAAATGACAACCAAGGATTACGAAACCCTTCAGTTACTCTATCGTAAGGTTTTTGGTACCCCTGAGGGCCAGATCGTCATCGCACATATGCTGACCGAGTTGCACTTTTTCGACGAGATCATCGAGGATCCTGAGGAGATTGCCCTGTCTAACTATGCCAGGCGATTGCTGATGCATTGCAGGATCTGGAACGAGCTCAACGTGTCGGATCTAGTGGACAAGTTTTTCGGCATCGCCCCGAGGTTCCCGGAGGAGACGGATGGTACGGGGTAAAACGATTTATCACTGCCACGGCAAAAAACGTGGCAAGAAATATAAAACCTACGAGAGCCATGCAAAGGCCGTTGAGGTACACCGGGCGATCATGGCCAATCGTAAGAAAAAACGAAAGTAGGAGGATGCAATGCTGAATAGCGATACCCATGCCGCTGATTTCGTGACCTTTCTGGATGCCATCGAAGTCGAGACCAGGCTGACGCTCAAGGATCGTAACATGCTGACGGCGTACAGGAACAAGCTTAGTGCCGGAAATACGACTGTCCGGGAAGACATGGAGATTCTAGGGATTCTTCAGCGATGGTTTACTAAAATCACAAAGCAGTAAAAATCCATAACCGAGGAGGGATGGAAGCATGAGCGACCTGACCGAGTCAACGGATGTGGGGAACTTGGCAGAACAACCTAGTTCCGCAGATGCATCTGATCAGCAGTCGGATTGGCCCAAGTGGCTTGCCCAGGGCCCCGACGAGTACAAACGGCATGAAGCCTTCAAGGGCTTCAATACCATCGGTGCCATGCAGAAACGCTACTTGGAAGTGAGCGAAGAGCTCGAGGGTGCGAAAAAGAACGCCGAGCGCAGTGTCGCACTCCCGACAGCAGAATCACCCGATGAAGAGAAGATCGCCTTCTTCAGGGCAATAGGGAAGCCGGCAAAACCCGAGGAGTATGAGCTCCCCAAGGTCGAGCTCCCCGACGGCCTGGAGATGGACAAAGAGTTTGAGCCGATGTTCCGACAGGCTGTCTACAACCTGAACCTGTCGAAGGGGCAGGCGGCAGGACTCTGGAAGATGTACAACGAGTTCGTCAGCAAGGTATATTCAACCAGCCGGACGCAGTCCGATGAGGAAATCCGCAAGATGGGGGAGTCCCTCCGGGATGAATGGCCAGGCACCCAGTATGACGAGAACGTCACACTGTCAATTCGTGCTATCAAGACCTATGGTGGGGAAGACCTCTGGAAGGCGATCACTGATGCCGAACTCGAAAAGCACCCGGCCATGCTCAAAGCGTGGGCGGCTATCGGCAGGATGACTGCCGAGGACAAGCTCGTACCAGGTGAGACCCAGTCTATGGAAGCACCCGAGGGCGAGCTGGATAAGATCTATCCCTCGATGAAAGGGATGGGTCGGCAGTAAGGATCTTTACGGCCGTGTCGGTGACCGGCCTTAAAGATAGAGGAACCTGAACAGTGCGGTTGCTGAACCTGAAGAAGTACCTCAAGACGACCTGATTATGGAAGTCTGACGTACTTATGATGGGTAGGAACGTAGTACTGCCATGGAACTGACATTCTCAAATCTGAAGTTGGAGGATGTGCCGTGGGTACTACTGATGTCAACAAGTTGGGTCTCGTTGAACTCTCAAACAGAGCACACAACAAGGAGCTCCTTGACCTCGTCAGCGAGCTCACCAAAGATCTTCCCGTGCTCCAGGATGCGCCGTTCTTCGAAGCCAACGGTGAGACTTTCCATAAGCACACGAAGTTTATCACGGTTCCTGTAGCTTCGGGTAGAGGGATGTACGAGGGCGTGACCCCGACCGGTGCCCAGACCAAGCCCAATATTGAACACCTTGCCTGGATTGAGGATCATGTCAACATCGACGAGCAGGAGATTCGGCTTGCCCCGAATCCCCAGCAGTTTCGTTTCGATGAAGACATGGCCCACATGGAGGGCATGAGACAGAAGTTTGGGACGATGTTCCTGTACGGGAACCACGCTACCACGCTAACGGACGTAAACGGTCTTGCCACCCGCTACAACGCATTGGCCGATGCCAATGTCTGGGACAATGGCGGGGCTGGTTCTGACGTAACCTCGCTTTGGTTCATCAAGTGGGGCAAAACCGGCGTGTTTTGCGTATATCCTCGAAACTCGAAGACAATGGGAATCGAGAGAAATGACATGGGCAAGCAACTGATTACCCCTGAACTGGGGAAGCAGTACTTCGCCTTTGTCACGCAGTTTATCTTCAACTTTGGTTTGGTCGTGAGGGACGACCGCTGTGTCCAGAGAATCGCAAACATCGAAACGAGCATTTCTGGTGGAGTGAATCTCATAGACGTTGACCTGATGATTCAGGCCAAGAACAAAATGCCGAGCCTTGATGGTGTCGTGGCTTACTGCAACGATACCGTGCTCAGCCAGCTTGAGATTGCGGCGAAAGACAAGCCGAATGTCATCTGGCCGACGACCGATGCGTTCGGCAAGCGAGTTCTGACGTTCTTCGGGATCCCGATCCGCAAGTTCGATTCGATCACTCTCGAAGATGCAGTGGCTTAAGGAGGCTGATCATGATTAAAGATGCTCAACTGATTTTCGAAGAGAGCCAGGCGATGCCCAACGACGATAGCATCGATGCCGCTAATACGCTCGATCTCCAGGCCGACGGCGTTGGTGGGGGTGGAAACCTCTACTTCAACGCCATGGTGACCGTTGCTCCGACCGCTGGGACGAGCATTCAGGTGGATCTGTTAGGGAGTCCCGACGATGATGTTTATGTTGATATTGTCACTTCCGATGAGGTTGAACAAGCAGACGCAACGAAGGGGAAGGTGATTATCAGCGTTTCACTGCCGCCGGATGTTAGCAGGTACCTGAAGGTCAATCTTGTCGGTAACGGTGACATGAGCGATGGAAAAGTGTCAACCTGGCTCAGCCGTGAGCCCGTGAAGTCCCTCTAATCAACCAAGGTTTGACGAGAACACAATGCGAGGGGGCCGTTGAGGCCTCCTCGTTCGTTAAAACGCACTGTTCACATATCCTGAACATGACTGGAGACTGAACCATGATGAAGCGTTATATGTGCGTGCGAAACTGTTTTTCTAACTCCACATACCACCAAGCGGGGAAGCAGTATCAATACCCGGATACTGTAAAGGTATCCAAGTACCTCGAAGAGATCAAACCCCCGAAACCCGCCAAGAAATCTGTACCTAAGAGATAAACGAGAAGTCAAAGGCAGAGTCGAAGGCAGAGTCGCAGGAGTAATCCATGTCTATCAACGTAACAACGATTTGCAACATTGCGCTTACGAAATTGGGCGCATCCCGTATTACTTCACTGACCGATGAGTCGGAGGAGGGGATTCTCTGCAACCTGTTGTGGGAGCCGATCCGGGACGAGGTGCTCCGTACCCATCCCTGGAACTGCGCCGTTCACTACCAATCCTTGGCTGAGGTCGCATCGGGTGACGGTGACTACCTTCTGGGCAGTACTTACGATTACGCCTACCAGTATAGGCTTCCCCAGGATCCGTATTGTCTACGGGCCCTGGAGATTCCCGACTATCCCGACTATCCCTACGAGATCGCCGGCAGGAGCCTGCTGTGCAATCTCGAGGCGGTGACCCTGAAGTACATCAAACGTGTCATCGATCCTACCTTTTTTGATTCCCTTCTAGTCTTCGCATTGGCCTATCGGCTAGCCGCTGAGCTTACCGTCAGCATCACGAACTCCACAAAAACTTACGACCAGATGTTCAGGATATACGAGTTTCAGGTGAAAAGGGCCGGGGGAATTAATGGGATCGAGCAGGAGTACCTGGAACAGGAAAACGAAGACTGGGAAAACGCAGGGAGGTAACGGTGGCTGAAGCGCGTCCCATTTTCACGAACTTCGGATCGGGCGAGTTTTCACCCAGACTATACGGCAGGATTGATACGCCTAACTACTTTAACAGCTGTCGTACCATGGAGAACATGATCATGGTGAGCCAGGGCGGTGCGGATCGTCGGCCGGGCACCAGGTATGTGGCGACCGGTAAAACCGCCGGTAAGAAAGTGCGCCTGATCCCCTTCGACAAAGGGACGAGCGTCTACGTTTTGGAGTTTGGGCATAACTATATTCGAGTGTACAAAAATCACCAACAGATCGAAGACGCTGGAGCCCCGGTGGAGATAGTGACCACCTATGCCGAAGATGATCTGTTCGAGCTCAAGTATGCTCAAACCGAGGATGCATTGTATGTCGTGCACCGGGACTATGCGCCGGCGAAAATTACCAACACCGATGACGTAACCTGGACGTTTGACCAGGCAGTAGCCTGGGGTGAGCCCGACTTCAATACTGCCAACAAGCGGCCGGCGGCCATCGCATTCTATCAGCAACGCTTAATCTTTGCATCTTCCAATAATAAACCCCAGACTATTTGGTGTTCGAATGTAGGTAACCCTGAGGATTTCTCAGCCGGCAACTACCTGGAGTTCAAGGTCTATCATCACAAGCGGGTTCAGATCGAATGGCTTGCCGGGAAGAAGGAGGTGACCTTTGGAGCTACCAGTGCAGAGGGTGTGCTCCAAGGCGGCGAAGGCGGTCTGAACAACAACAATTATAACATCTCCGTGCAGGACGGGGCTGGATGTTCCCAGGTACAGGGGCATCTCGTTGGGAACCAGGTTGTGTTCGTACAGCGTGGTGGCCGCAGAGTACGGCTTCTCCAGTACAACGAATCCCAGCAAACCTGGGAAACGGTGGATGCTACCTTTTTCGCAGGTCATATCACCGGCACCGGTATAGTCGAAGCTGCACTCCAGATCAACCCGGATACGATTCTGTGGTGCGTTAGGAGCGATGGTGTTCTGGCGGCGTTGACTCTAGAACCCAAATATGGGGTTTCGGGTTGGCATCGCCACCTGACTGACGGCGAGATTGAGTCTGTTTGTGTTATTCCTAATAACGCCGCTGTTCCCGACTATAACTCAGAAGCCAATGAAGATGAGATCTGGATATCGGTCAAACGTACCATCGGGGGCAATGTCTATCGTTACATCGAATATTTTATTCCACGGTCATTCAGTGATCAGACAGATCAGCAATCATATTGTTTCTTTGTAGACAGCGGCATCACGACCGTTATGGCCGGTAGCGGGCCGGTGCTTGGGCTCGACCGCGACACGGTGCCATTGACAGTGGTCACGAGTGGCGGGCATGGCTTCGACAATGGCGACAAGGTGAGGCTCTCGGGACTTGGAGGAGCCACCGAGCTCAACGGGCAGGTGTTTACGGTCGAGGACGTGCACGCAACGACTTTCAAACTCGCCGAGACCGACGACTATACGGCTTGGGATGGAGACACGGAGTACTATATCGGCAACATCGTCAAGTACGGCACGAAGCTGTACATCGCTTTGCAGGACAGCCTGGATAAACAGCCGGACACCGAGACCGACTACTGGGAACAGTGGCCCTCTGCATTGACATCCAGCGGTATCGCCCTTGAGGTTACCAAAAGCGTAACCGGCCTAGAGCACCTAAAGTGGGAGACGGTTGACATCCTGGCCGATGGCGGGACGCACGCCCAGAAGGACGTAGATACTGATGGGGTGGTGACCTTGGATCGATATGCCCACGTTATCGTAGTAGGCCTGCCCTATATATCCTACCTCGAGCCCATGCGCCTGGAGGTCGGTGGTACCAAGGGCACGTCCCAGGGAAAACCAAAGCGTATCAGTTCCATCGTGATCCGATTCTTTAAGACCCTGGGGTGCAAGGTAGGGCCCAATGCCAATGACCTGAGAATTATCACCTTCAGGCGGGGCTCCGATTCGATGGACAGCCCGCCGCCGCTCTACACGGGCGACAAGCGAGTTACTTTCCCGTCAATCTGGAATGCCAACGGGGATATCTGCCTGGTGCAGGATCAGCCCCTGCCGATGTCGGTAGTGGCAATTATACCGGACGTGATTACCAATGACTAAGATGTATCGACACATTGACATACGGCCGTTTCATCCCGACGACCTGACCGAGATCGAGCTCAGGACTGAAGATACCGGCCGTAGCCCCACTGACCTTCTGGCCGGCGTGGTCAAGGCTTACACCTACCTCTATCGTGACCAGGTTATGGCGATTGTCGGGATGCTACCGAACAACCCGGATTGTTGTGAAATCTTTGTTTTCCTAGATCGTCGAGCTACCCGGTATGTGCGTGAAATCTACTACTATGCAGAACAGTTTTTGGAAGAACTCCAGAAGCAGTATGTGAGGATACATGCGGCAGTGAGCCGGTCGTGGCATGATAGGGCCCCACGGTTCTGGGAACGGCTTGGATTTGAATGTGAGGGATGTATGCGAAAGTTCATTGACGGTGAGGACTACTTCATTTTTGCGAGGGTAAGATAATGGCATTTCCATGGGCGGCCGCTTCGTTTGGCCTGGGTGCGCTTAGCTTCATCTCGGGTGCGTCAAAAAGTTCTAAGGCCCAAGCGGCCCAAGAAGAAGCTTTTAAAATGGGGATCGAGGATAAGATCTCTGCATACCAACGTAACATCGACATCGCCAACATCAACCTGTCCCAACTACAAAGCTCGAAGGAGTTCAGTATCTGGGGCATGGAGCAACAGCACGCTCAAATGGAGAAGGACGTGAAGGCCGCCATAGGTGCGTCTGGTGCGGCCCTGGGTGCAGGAACACCCCTGGATTACATGAATGCGATGTATGAAGCGCAACGCAGAGCCCGTGAGGAACAGGAGCAGTTTTTCGGTTACGAGGAAGAGAAGATCGCCAGTGACATCGAGTGGTTTGAATCAGAGATCGGACGGTATGAAGATATCCTGAATCCCAAGACCTCGGAGATGCACAAAAGGGCCGAACAGGAACGCAAGAAGTCATATGACAAACGCAGTGCCAAGGGTCATACCGGCGAAGGATATAAGCACTCATAAGGAGTTATGAATGAGGATTCCCAGTTATAACATAGGACAGCCCAGATACAATCCCCTGCCATATCGACAGCCCTCGACTGCTAGATCCGAAGGCAAGATGCAACAGGCTCGTGAGTACCAGCACCAGGCACGCATGATGAATCTGGTGCTCGATTTCGCCCAGTCCAGCCTGGGAAAAATCGAGGGCATAATCAATAACGAGATCGCCAAGGATGTGGCTGATGCCGAGGTCGCTACTGATCAGGCTTTCCAGCAGTTTGGGCTCGAACTAACCGGATATACGACAGACGAGAACGGCAACGTGGTGCTCAAGACCGACGAGCAGGGGAACCCGGTTGGCGGGATCCCGATGGAGGAGTGGGGTGATCGTTTTACCGAGTTTACTCAGGACTACCGGCAGAAGACCCTTGATGAGATGAAGCTCCCCGGTGCCAAGGAAGCCTTTGAGAAACGCTATGACGAGATGGTGCGCCAAGCCGGCAAAAAGATCCAAGACGCTCAGCATGAACAAATGCTGGCTCAGCAAAAAGTGGCCTGGGAGAATGATCTCTTTTATTGGGCTGAGCAGAACAATCAGAAGAAGATTGACGAACTTCTCGGTGCGACTCCTATGCTTCAGCTGTACTCGCCGGCAGAGCTTGAAAAGCTGAAGGCCGAGGTCGAGCGGGTTCAGAACTTTGGGATCGCTTCACGGGAGATGCAGGAGATTATGACAACGGACGGTACCAGGGCCGCCATGGACTACCTGTACTCCGAGGATGTACCTGCACTCAAGGAAAGCGACCGGAACCGCCTGGTTAAGTCCATTGAGCGATACCGGGAGGTCGTGATTGATGACGAAATCGGCCGGCTCATGGAGCTGGAGGCCAACGGTACACTGACGCATGAAGCCATCGATAAATCCCAGCTCCCCAACGGAGACTCGAAAGGGAAGCTCTGGTGGCATGACCGGCTCAACGCCATGGACGAGGCAACCATAAAAGCCATGGAGGAGCAAGCCGCCATAGAACAATACAAGAAAGACCGGGATCAGTTTATTGATGATGCCAATGCTATAGATGTAGCAGATCCCGAAGCCGTGCGGGGTTTTATTACCAAGATCGAGAAGTCTGAACTCAAGGAGGTCGACCAAACCGATATCCGGCGTATCGTTAACACCAGGGTCAAGGAACACGAAGCCCAACTGAAAGAAGAGGAGCAAGCGGCTGAAGAGCAACTGAAAGAAGAGGAGCAAGCGGCTGAAGAGCAACTGAAGCTTCGCCAGGAGCAGGATTTTTCCAGGGCCTACGAGGGCATCATGAGCGGGGAGATTACCTCTAAAGACCGGTACCGGGACGAGGAGCTCTATCCAGATCTAACTGTCGATGACCGCATCAAGCTGGATAAAATGCTCGAAGACAAGCTCAAGCTCGAAGACAAGCTCAAGGAAGAGCTACCCAAGAAGAAGAAGACCGACCCGGAAATCAATGAATGGCTGATGAGAAACGAGTTTAATGAAGAGATCTCGAATGAAGAGTTCATGGACTATGTCCTATCGCATTATGACCAGCTGGCTGACGGTGACTATCGAAACTGGAGCGCACGGGCACGAACCCGTGATGCTACCAAGGATGACCCCGACCGAGCTACGGCGATTGATATTGTCGATAAGGCATTCAAGGTTTTTAATCAATGGACAGAGGATCCCGGCGAGGTTGCCGCTCTGCGTAAAGAGAAGGGCCTACTGATCAACGATTATGTGGAATGGCTCGAAGACAACCCGGATGCATCGACCCAGGAAAAGCTTCAGAAAGCCGAGTGGATGGCGAGCGGTTTCACGAAGAACAAAGTGTCCCATATCCTTGAGGAACTTCAACAGCGGCGTGCAACCAGAGCCGGCACCCTGGGGCTTCAGGAGTACCGGGAGATAGTGGGTGACGAACCCCTGAAGACGAGTACCAAGGGTCAGTATGTGACATATACCGATGGGCGCATGCTCTATCGATACAACACCGATGAAGATCGCCTAGAATACTATGATCGTAAACGAGAGAAATGGCGTAAAGCCGGAGGGTTGTTCTAAATGAGTGACATCGAACTCCTGGCTAAAGAGCTGGGCATCGAGTGGGATGAAGAGGAAAAGGATGATAAGCCTACTGGGATCACTACGCCTGAAGTAGAGGAAACGGCCACTAAACTTGGGATTGAGTGGGATGACGAACCGGTGACCGAGGAGCCCGCTGAGTCGACCTCTGATGTAGGTGATACGACCTCAATGAAAGGTCAGATCTGGTACATGGAAGCCGGCCGGGAAAAGCGCAAGACTTCCCTGAGCGAAGCCATATCTTTCCAGAAGAATGCCGAGCGTGCCCTGGCCATTGCCGGCACCCTGCCAGATTCCGAAAAAGAACAGCAGAAGGTCGTAGACTCTGTTGTCTTGGGCAGTGCCTTCGACCTTCCACCGAGTACTATTTACGGGACTCATGACGAGTTCATGGAAACCGTCCAGGAGGAGGATGACCGAAAGTTCCCCTGGGGCCCCTTCGGGGTTTTCGGTCGTGCTTTTATCGAAGCGGTTCCCGACAAACTTAGGCTTCAGGCCCTGGGAGTTACGGCCTGGACACCGGGGGAACGCTTCATTGGAGCCATCGGGCCGCTTCCGGTATACTACGAGGACAAGTGGCTCCGTAAGACCGCCGAGATTCTACAGCGTACCCGTAACCCTGACAAGAAAGAAGCGATCCAGGAATATCTCCAGGGCCCCCTCTGGCGATGGCCGCAGAAGTCGGGCAGGAGATGGTACCAGCGTGACTGGGATCAGATGGGTGACGTACTGAATACCTGGGCCGCTGTCGCCGGCGACCAGGTGCCCATCTACATGATGACGGTTGCCGGCTACATTACCTCTCATGTCATGGCCGGTGCGACGGCTGGTACGGGTGCGATGCTGACAGCAGGGCCGGATCCTTCCGACCTGGCTACAGTGCCGGCTATCTATACGACGACCCAGAAGATCACCGAGGTTGCCTTGAATGCCGGCGCAATGATCGCCCTGGAAACTGGCGGTTTCCTGGACTATGCCACGGCCATCGGGATTGACAAAGATATCGCCGAGAAGTGGGCACGCTACTATGGTTTGGGGTCAGGAACCGTTGAGTACTTCCAGCATGCCTGGAACTACGGGCCGCTGAAGAAAATCGGTATTAAGGCCCAGCAGAAAATGCTAACCAGGGTACTTAAGGAGATGGCAGGAAACGCCTTTGAGGGCGTGGAGGAGTTTTCCCAGGGAATGCTGGAAGCTTTCTTCATCAATAAGGCGACTGAAGAGATGCGGGAACGATACGGCGGGAGCTGGAGCTCTCCTCGCCAAGACCTCCTAGGTGAAGAGCGGCTCCGAGAGTTTATCATTGGTGCGGTCATGGGTACTGGCATGCGTGGTACCTCAACGATTGCCAGAACGATTACCAGTCAGGTTTGGAACAAACTTTCCCCGGCAGAGCAGGACATTCTCTATGAGCGATATGGTTTCAGACCGGGTCTCGGTGCGACTAGATCCTTTGAAGTTATGACTGCCCCCAGGATGGCCGAACTG